CTAGATCAAGCCGACCTCACACATACACACCAGCTCGGTGCGCGTGTTGTTGGGCAGGATGGCTTTCAGGTTGTACTTCTTGCCGTGGTAGGCCAGGCGGTGCGCCGTGGTCAGGTCGTCGCGGTAGCCGATCGTCACGCGCATCGTGGTGGCCGATTGCTGAGCGTCAGCGGCCAGGAACTCGCGCCCGTTGATGCCCTCGATGCTCGCCCACTCGGTGCCGATGGTTGTCCACTGATTGAGAATTTCCCCGGTAACGGGATCTTGCGTCGAGGTATAGGCTTGCACCTCGACCGGATGGCGGCGGCGTCCGGTATTCATCACAGCACCGCCATCGATTTATACGGAGCCAGCAAAAGCTGGTAAGCCGTGTTCTCGTGAATCGGGCGGTCGGACTGGCGCTCCCGGTTGACGTACAGGTCGCCCGTCAGCAGCAGAATGGCGCACTCGATGGCCTCGGGCATGGGGTCTGGCAGATCGTCGCCCAGGTACTGCTCGACGTGCCGGGTTGCGGCGTCCAGATAGAGCTGGATCAGCGGGTCTTCCATTGCGTGCATCACGCGCAAATGTTGCTTGGCTTCGGCCACGGTAATCATACGAAGAACACCTCGGTATCAATTTCAAAGGGGGCGGCTGCGGCTTGGGCGGCGCCCATTGCCATTGCCAGGGCTTGCAGGCCGTCGATTCGGCCCGTGCGGCGTGATTTGTCGAGCTTGCGGCTGCCGGCCGGGTCTTTCACCGCTACGGCATTGGCGGCGCACATGGTCAGAACGGGGTGGTTGCCGTGGGCGATGCGCCCGTTCAGCAGCTCGGCTTCCAGGGCGTCGAGTGCTGGCGACATATCCTTGAAGCCTTGGCCGTGCGGCACTAGCGGCAGATCGAGGCCCAGGCGGTCTAGTTCTTTCTTGAAAATGTCGATACGCCAGCGGTCGAAGGCGATGGCCTGGATATCCACGTCCGAAAGAATCTCAGCCATATCGGCGGCAACGTGCTCATAGTCCACCGTCGCGCCGGGTGTCGTGCGCAGATAGCCTTCGGCGGCCCACTGGTCATACGGGGCGCGATCTTTCTTGGCGCGGTCGAAGATGCCTTGTTCCGGCGTCCAGAAGTACGGGCGAACCTGCCAGACGCCAGCGGTTTTGCCGATCAGCACAAGGGCGGTCAGGTCAGTGCGGGCGGACAGGTCCAGGCCGGCATAGACAGGCCCGTCGAAAGGTTCTGGCTCGGCATCGCAGGCCATCCACACGTCAGGCGATATGAACGGGCTGTCGAGGCTCACGCGCTGATTCAGCAGCAGGTTCCGGGCGGTGTTGCTCATGCTCGGCATCCGCGCCGCTTGCTGCATCTGCTCGCGCAGGTCGTCTTCGGAGCGGAACAGACCCAGCGCCGGGTTGGCCGCTTTCCACGCTTCAACGTCCAGCAGGTCGCAGCCCTTCGGCGCGGCGTACAGGTGGCAGACGATGCGCGGGTCTTTCGACTGCTTGGCGTCGTCGATCCACTGGCTCAGCAGATCGGCATCGTTCGCGGCTTGGGTACTGATAGCGATCAGCAGCGGGTCAGCGTGTGCGCCCTGGCTGGTCGTGATGGCATCCACGAAGTCCGATTGCGGTCCGCGGATCTGGCCTATCTCGTCGAGGATGGCGAGCACCGGGGAAAGGCCATGTGCCGTTCTGCCGTCAGCCGCCAAGGCGCGAAACTCAGTATTCAGCGGCAGACCTAGCAGGCGCTTGCCGCTCGGCACGATGCGGACGATCTTCGACAAAGCCGGCGACTGTTGAACCATCTTCGATGCCAGGTTGAATACCAGCGCAGCCTGGTCACGACTCATAGCTCCCGACACTAGCTGGCTGTTCTGCTTGGCTTCCGGCCCGACCAGATGGGCCAGGATCAGGCCAGCGATAAGCCCGGATTTTCCGCACTTCCTCGCTATCGAGAGAATGGCGCGCCGGGTGCCGTTCGGGTTGTCGTATACGTCGCGGATGAACTGCTTTTGAAACTCAGCCAGTACCAGCGGCTTGCCCACGTCCGCGCCTTCCGGCACCACGAGGTACTTCTCGCAAAAGCTGATGATCTTCTCGGCCCTGGTCATTGCACCGTCGCCAGGGTTGGGATCAGGTCGTCGTCAAGCTGAGCGCGGGCGTCTCGCTCCAGGGCGGCGCCTTTCGGGATGTTTTGCGCCTTACCCACGGTGGCGATGGTATCGACCTTCAGCTGTCGGCCAGTTGCCAGGGCGCGGCGGCTCATCTTGTCGAGCAGATCGCAGGCGGGGTTCGGCTTGCCGTCCACCAGCAGCCCGTCACGGTCGATGGCATCTTGCAGCGCCTCGATGTCGGCATACGCGCGGGCAAGGCTCCCGGCCAGGATCAGGTCAGCATCGGTCCAGGTATCACGCGGGCGTGCGGTGACAATGGCATTCCAGAACGGCCTGGCAGCCTTCCCCACGCGCACAAACGCAGGCGGCGCTATAGGTCCAAGCGCAACGGCCTGAGCGGCTGCTACGGCGGCTTTGGCGCTGTCTGAGCGGGGGCGGCGGGCGGTCATCTTCATGGCACTTAGCAATAAAAAAGCAGGGAGGGGGCGGTCTTCTCGCCAGCGGTTGCTGGTGATTTTTCCGCTCGATTCCACGGGTGCGCCGGGTCGAGTGGCAGGCCGTTCACGTCGCAGCCCAGGAACACGCTTTTGTTCATGCTCGCGGCTGTCTTGAGTGAGTGGCAGTCGTGGCACAAGCTCTGCAAATTCTCCCGGCTGTTGTCGTCCGAGTAGTCCTCGCGGCTGTCCTCGATGTGGTCCACGTCAGTGGCAGGCACTACCAGGCCGCGTGCGGTACACATACGGCACAGCGGCTCACTTGCCAGTACCTCGGCGCGCAGGGTCTTCCACGCGCTGCTGTTCAGGCTCAGCGTGCGTTTCTTCTTCATGCCGCTGCCCCTTTGGCTTGTGCATCTTGATCGGCAGCATCGGGTTGTGCATTCGGTCTTCCAGTGGCAGGCGTTGCATTTTCAGTTTGCGCATCGTCGATTCCTTCAATGGCTGGCAGGTTCTCAATGCGGCGCACCTCAGACCGGAGCATCCATCCGTCCTCGATGCCGCGCTGATAGAAGTTGGCGCGGGCCAGGCTGTCGCCACGCAGCAGACCTTCCACGTTGTGCTCGACGAAGAACGCGGGGTTGTTGATGCACGCCCGGTTGATCGCCTGTTCCCACATGACCAGATGGCGGCGCAGGGTGTTGGTCACGAAGAAGCGGGCCAGCTCGACCACGTTGGAATAGTTCGCCGCCTCCATATCGCCAATCATCACGGGCGGTACGCGGAACAGACGCGCTGTCTCGACGATGGACAGGCGCCGGGCTTCGATCCACTCGGCATCCTCAAGCGTCATGCTCACGGTCTTGAACGTCGCGCCTTGCGGTAGCACAGCGGTCTTGCCGTGGTTGGCGATACCGGCTTGACCAGCGGACCAGCTCTCGCGGATCTGCCCGGCCTGCTCTTTCGTGGTGCCGGGTGGCGTCTCGATAACGCCCGATAGCTTGGTGCCCTGCTCGAACATCTTGGCGCCGTGGGTACGCTCGGCCAGGGCCAGGCCGATAGTGTCGCGGGCTACCTGAATCGGTGAGCGTCCGAGAATCCCATCGTCCGAGTGATAGCGCAGGTGCAGGACTTCATCGGCCAGCAGACGGCGCTGATTGCCTTTTCCGTCAACGTGGTCATAGACCAGATTGCCCAGGCTCGAACGAAGCACGGTCACGCTATCGGGGTGCATCGGCAGCAGGGCTTTCACCGAACCGTTCGGGTTCCACACGATTTCCGCATAGGCATTACCACGCAGCAGAACATGACGCTGCATCTGCTCGCGGAACTCCAGGGCGGTCTGGTAGTTGTTCGGCGCATCGTGCAGTAGACGATAGAGCGGGTGGCTCTTTGCCTTCTCGCGTCCGTTGTCGGTGTTGCGGTACACGTCGAGCGGCAGGCTGCCCACTGTCTCGCTGATAGCAGCCACGCACGCATAGACCGCGCTGATGCCTTCGGCGGTGGTTGTGTTCACGTCTACGCCAGCCACGCCGGGAAAGCCCGTCAGGCGGTCGTAATAGGTGTCATACGCCGGGGTTGTCGGCTCGGGGCTGGATCGTTTGAACAGGCGTTGAATCAGGCTCATGCGATGGCCTCCAGATACAGACGGGCCAGGCGAATCGAGCGCGGCAGCTTCGACCGGACTTGAACACTCGTCGCGTCATAGGCCGGGTTGGCCGTGATGGTGATCTCGAACAGATCCACGTCTCGCAATTCGCGGACGGGTTTCGCGCCTTCGGCCCAGGTGTCACGAACAGGTAGAAACCCGAACGAACAGCCGGCCACGTCGCCACGCTTCACCAGCTCGGCCAGATCGCGGCCCAGGGTGGTATCAGGCAGGTCCAGCTCGAACGCCAGACCTTCGGAATCTTCGGACAGTCGCAGAGTGCCGGCACCCAGGCGACCTAAGAGCGACTTGCCGTCATGCTCGTAAATCGCCCGGATGTTTCCAGCAGAAGCGGCGGCAAGCGTCCGGGTGAAGGCACCGGGGCGGATGACTTCCACAAACTCGCCCAGGTCCGTCTCAGAGTTGAACCGAGCGGCATAGCCGGTCAGCTTGCGTCCGTCAGGCTTCAGCCCATTGCTTGCGCGCCGTTCCATTGCTTAGACCTCGGTCGCTACGACGAAGCCTTGCGGATGGCGCACGGCGGTATCGACGGTGGCCATCGCGCGAACCTGAATGCCGCCACGGCTGTAGGCCGGCTCAGCGTATGGGTTCACCAGAATGTCCACTTCGGACCAGACGCCCAACATGACCTGGCTGAAGTCACCGAGGATCAGCTTGCCGGCCGGGACGTTCTTGCTCGCTGCCAGGGCCAGGCCAGCCATCAGGCCGTTGTCGTACAGGAAACCCGAACCGGAACCGGCGACCTTCTCAGCAGCAGCCAGGGCGGTGCGGATGGCGGCAGTGGTGAGCCAGCGACCGTTGCTGATATCCACGTCGTCGAGCATTTCCAGCATTGCCAGAACGCCGGCCCAAGTGGTCGGAACGTCGCCGGCAGCTTGGATGCCGGGAGTGTTCAGGATGCCCAGCGGCTGCCCAGCCAGACCGGAGCCGTTGATGATCGCGGCGTCGATCTGCTTGGCGATCAAGAAGCTCAGATCCTCGCGGACCAGTTGCTCGATGGACGGGGCGCTCTGCTGAATGAGCTGACGGCTCATCTCGGTTTTGCCGCCAACGTGTTTCGGGGTCAGCGTGACCTGATCGAAAGACATTTCCGCTTCTGGTACGGCCTGGCCTTCAGTAACCCAGCCGGTTTCGAGGCCGCTGCCAAACTTCGGAATCGCCACGTTGCCACGAAGGCCAGTCATCACACGGACGCCCATCTGGCGAGCCAGCAGAGCCTCACGCAGCGGGCCGATGTACTGGTCAGCGCGGTGGTCAGTACCCACCAGCTCGGAAGCGGTCGTGGTGGTGTTGGCGCGCTTCTCCAGGCTGTTGAACGGTACGAACGCGCCCTCGGCTTTGCGGCCACTGCGGCGTTCAGCTTCGCGGGCATATTCGGCCTCGGCACCGTCCAGGCTGCGGCCTTCCATCTGAGCGCGAATCACGCGGGTGACGCTCACGGAGTCGGCCAGACGGTCGAAGTCGGCAGAGGGTGCGCCAGATACCGGAGTGCCAGCGGCGCGGCGTTCTACTTCGCCCAGGTATTCGGCACGCTCAACCTGAGCGGACAGGGCGCGCTCTTCGGTCTTGAGGGTGTCGAACTGCTTGGTTTCGTCGGCAGACAGATCGCGGCCATCAGCGGCTGCGGCATCTACCAGGGTTTTCATGGCGGCGACCTTGGCGGAGCGCTGCTCGCGTAGGGCGGAAATCTTCATTCGTTGATACCTGTAAAGTTAGGTGACATGCACGCATACTGTACGCATATACAGTATTCCATGCAACTAATCGTTGACAGGCAGGCTCGGCACGTTGTAGCGGGCACAAAAAACCCCGCTCGGTGGCGGGGTTGAGGTCATTGCGCGGTTGCGTCAGGCCATCGTTCTCTGGCTCTTCTAAGCGCTTCGCCATGGGTAACTGGCTCGCAGATCATGGTAAACGGCGGGTGTCCCGCTACCGTTATCGTCCAGTGACCCCGACGCGATTCGCCGTCATTAGCAGCGACCTCTGCTAGCAGTTCCAAGCGATGCAGTTTGATGTACTGGCGAACGTCCGGCGTCAGCTTGCTAGATGGCGAGACGATTAGCCGGTTGCCTTTCACCTTGGCGCTGAAGCCGTGGGCACGGAGATAGTCGATAGCGGCCATTAGAAAGCCTCCGCGTCAGCTTCGTCGAAGGCTAACTCGACGGGAGAAACTTCCCAACTCGAAGTCCTGCATGTCCTAATGTCCTGCTGTTCGGCTGGTTTTTTGGTTTCTTGCAGGACTTCAGGACTTGCAGGACTTTGCTTCGGAGACTTTCTTTTTATCTCCCACTTAACCGCGCCGCCGATCTTGCCCAGGCACTTACAGTCGATGCCCAGCTGCCTCAGCGCGGGGGCTGCGCGGCGTAGTGCGTCGCCAAGCCCTTTTGGTGAGCGCGGCCATGAATCGCAGCCGACCGGACGGTACTGCTCCAGCGTGAGCAAGATATCCTTGGCGGGGGCGGTAACGCCTTGCGAGCGGGCCTCGATCATATCCACTACGGCCGCCGCTACAGGGCTCGCATCAATGGTGCGTGCAAGACTTTCTTGTCGGCAGGCGTTGAACTCGCGCATGAAGTCTGCAGGAGCGTGTCCAGCAGCTTTCGCGACGGCCATTCCGAGGAGTGCGAACTCGACTAGACGGGGACGTTCATCAGCAGGGATCTGCATGTCAGGCAGGACTACCAGCGCCTTTGCCGCAATATCCAGCAGCGCGCCCAACAGGTGCGGCAGACTCTCCTCATACTCGCGCCATAGCCCCGTCACCTCTTGGCGCTCGGTGATGACGGGCGTCTCGATGGTGATGGCACGGTCCACAAGATCCTGTGCAGTCACGGCGGCGGAAATGCCATTGAGAATGATCGGGCGCTTGACGGTGATGACGCTCTCCTCAGCGTCGGAGTAAAGCTTGCGCTTGGCAAACCCGCCCCCGGTGGCGAGTACGCACAGCGCGTCCTGCATAGGTGCAGGTAGGTGCGAGATGTTCTCGTAACTGACCATTGCGCAGGCTCCGGCAGATACGAAAACATCCTCGACTGTTTTGGGTGCTCCGCGCAGGTCGCAGGCGTTGGGGTCGATCAGCCGGCGCAGTGCTGTTTGCGTGGTGCTCTTGGCGCTCCCCTGCTCGCCTAGCAGCTCCATTACCGGGAAGGGTGTCTCCGGTCGCAGGCATTCAATCATCCACGTTAGGGCCAGCAGGCGGGAGCCGTGCGGCACGTTGGCAACCTTCCACAGCGCGTCGATAGATCCGCCAGGGATCGGTTCGGGAAGCGGCTGCATAGACTCGGGGCGAACGAAGGCGATCTCGACTTCCTCGACGATCTCCCAGTGCCCAGCGCGAAGCCGAACGGCACGGCTGCTGCCTGATGCGGCCAGGTCGAGCCAATACTCCCCATTACCGCCTGCCATGCGCAGATGAACATCACGCAGTTCGCCGTGGAATCGGCCAAGTCCGGCCAGGGTGGTTAATGCCTCTCGGATAGACTGGTCTCGTGGCGCCTTGCCCGTGTCCATGTAGAAGCCAGCCACCAGACAATCACGGAACTGCCGACTGGCCAGGCTGCGGACTTCTCCGGTCTTGCGGTCGCGGACAAACACGTCTTTGTTCGAGTCGTGGAACAGCTCGAAGCGCTGCTCGACGAATTTGACCAGCAAAGATGCCTGGCTCTGCTTGTCGTCATCCTCGTCGCCTGGCTCGAAGTGTTGCTCGGTAGGCGCGTCATCTTCGGGCAAGTGATTGCCGGGTGCTGCCACCAGTTCGAGAAGCTGCTCGACAGTGCCGCCAGCGTCTAGCCAGTCGCTCACGTCACCCTTCGGCGGCAGACCAGGCAACAGCAGGACGCGAACGTCCGCATTAGCCATATTGAGAGCGTGCGCCACCTTGTCGGCGTGCTTGCGCCCAGGCTCGTCGTTATCGGGCAGGATGACCACGCGGCGGTCGGAAAAATGCTTGCTCAACTCGTCCGGCCACTTTCCAGCGCCGCCAGCGTTACAGGTGGCGATCAGCCCGAGTGACTCCAGGCGGAGCACGTCTTTCTCGCCCTCGACGATGAAAACAGGTTGATCTGGCTTCGCCTCCAGCAGTTGCGGCAGATGGTACGGAACCTGGCGAACGTCCTTAACCGACCAGAGCCAGCCGCCTTTGCCGTCCGGCTTGCGCTGACGGAAGTCTTTAGGCTCGAACCGGACCACCTCGAACAGCAGACGGCCCCTTTCGTCCTTGTATGCATATGTCGTGTCGATCTTGGGCTTAGGCACAACTTTCGGCTTTACTAGAGCCGGCCTCGGCTGCTGATCTTTAAGGCCGTTCTTTTCTAGCCATGACAGTTGCCCGGCGCGGGTGGTGATCCCGGTCTGGCGAACGATCAAGTCCAGGACGCCGCCGCCGATGCCTTCCTCGTGGTCGTGCCAGACACCCTTATCTAGATCCACAGCGAGCGAGCCGCGTGTTCCGAACCGAAGTTCGGTTGGCTTACTGACTGACGCGTTAGGTTCACCTAAAAGGAAGCGGGCAACTGGCTCGATCAAAGTTTCGAGGCCGAGCGATCCCGCCGCCGCTTGCACGACGGTTTGATTTCTCATTGGTTATGCCTCCTGCTGAGTCAGGAAGCGTTCAACGGGCTCGATTGGCCAGCGGACAGACCGGCCAAAACGGATCGGCTCAGGAAATCCAGGTGTTTTTGTCCAGCGCCACCAGGTGGTTCGGCTGATTTCCAGGCGCTCGCAGAAATGCGCGGCAGGCTTGAAGGTGCCCATAACAGGCTTTGATGTGTGCATCGGTTTCTCCAACTGGAGTTGAAAAAAACCGAGGGGCGAACAGTATTCCACCGGTCCCGCAAGCGGGGTCATACATTGACGTATCAATGCCAGCGGTAATACAGTCCACACAGGACAACCTATGGTTGTACCTAGAAGCCCGTCTCAAAAGCTTCTCCCCTCGGGGTTTGTACTGCCAGCCGGTACAGCAGACGTTAGCGCGTCTTTCCCCATCGAAGGCCCGGTGTTAGCGCACCGGGCTTTTCTTTTTGGTGCTGTATGTCCAGCCAGTGACCCTATAGTAGCTAGGTGTTTCATTGGGTTCAAAGACGAAACACAACATGTAGTGTGATGCGGAGCGGTTCCATGGCGGATCGAGCAAACCTATTCACCCTCATTCGCCCTCATTCGCCCTCATTTACCCTTATTAATCCGTTTACGCTTGCTTGCGAAGTTGTATCAAATTGTTTCAGTTGCGCAGTCAGCGCCGCCTCGAACGCATCCATCGCTTCGATCTTCGCTGGCAGATACGCCTCGGGATTATTCCGGTAGTGCCGTCCTACGACGCCGGTTTGGCCGTGACTCTGCAAAAGATCTGATTGCTCGTCGGGTATCCCGTGCCGCTGCATCAGTTGCGTGCAAGTGCGGCGCAAGTCTCTCGGGGTGAATCGCTCGATTCGTTTGCCATCAATGACCGCGTGCTTCGAGCGACACCAATCAGCGATGGCATGGGTAAAGCTGGTCACTACAAACGGCGCTTTGCCGGTAGAAGTCCAGGGCCAGTCTTCTTCGCCATTTATCTCGAATACGTCTTCCAGGATCTCGACGGCACGATCAGTTAACGGCACCAGGTGAACGCGCTTCACGCTTCCGCGGCCTTTAACGTCGATCAGGCGCATGACCTTCTTATCCACGTCGAAACTTGACCACGGCTCCCTGGCGACCTGGGCAATGCGTTGTCCGCCAGTTGCAATGACGAACTTGAACAGCAGCGCCATGACCGGGCCAATGCCTTCGGTTATCTCGATGGTGTGCCAGAACTTGCACAACTCGGCATCGCTTAGCGCCCGCTCAACAGACCTCGTTGCGTGGTCAACCTTCACCGCGTCCACCGGGTTGACCGCTAAACCGAAGCGCTTACCGCTGGCTCTGCCGATGGTGTGCTCGGCGGTAAGCCCATACTGAAAAGCGGCTCGCAGAAAGGCTCGCACCTTTTCTGCCTGGCTCGTCGCACCACGCTTCCAGATCGGAGTCAGGATCTTCTCAACAGTGGCGGGCGTCACGGCATCACACTTGAGCTTCTTGATTGCAGATGGAATGTCCGCGTCGATTACTCGTCGCCATTCAGCCAACTGGCGCTCACCGACCTTTCCGGTACGCGCTAGCAGGTAATCAGCGAGCAAATCCGCAACGCTCCCTCGCGCGGCCTCGTCGGCCTGCTTCTGCTTCAGGGCTTCAAACTGGCGGATGCGCTCCTGGCGCTCGGCTTCCTTGAGTGCGTCGTCTGCCTCGATAGCTGCTCGCAGATCCGGCTCATGACGCAGCCGTTCCGACATGGCACGCGCCTTATCTCGAATCTCGACCAGCGTCATGCCCGTCGCGCGGTGGGTTGAGCGGTAGTCACCGATCTTGAGTAGCTTCTGCTTGCCGTCCAGGTAGTAGCGGAAGAACGCAGCGGGCGCGCCATCGCCAGGCCGCTTAAACATGATCGCGCCACTACCTCGCCCGGGCAGGCTCTCCGTTAAAGGTTTGCAGCCGGGCTTCATGCCTTTCAGCATCTGGTCATTTACAAAGGAGGGAGCGCGCTTACTCAT